TCATTTCCAAACACCAATCTCAATCCCACCCTTGAAAACAACAACCACCTGCCCGTCCTCCTTGACTACAATGTGATCGAGCAGCCCGCCCCACAACTCCTCGTCAAACTCGACTGGTTCCCCGTTGATACCACATACCACTTGAATCATGCCCTCCAAGGTCTTTCTCTTACTCTCCCTCTCGGCAATTTGCTCGTCCAGCTTCTCCAAACTCCCCTGCTTTTCCACATAGAGTGCGCGAATCTCATTTTCCTGTTTCAGATATGCCGTCTGATCCTGTGCCACCCGTGCATTCTCACGAATCAGTTTTTCAAGCCGTTCTGTCAAAACGCCGAGTTCCTGCTCTATTCTATTACGCTCCTCAGTCAGCTCCTCCATCTGGCAAACGCTGTCAATCAGTGATCGCAGTTCGGCAATCACGTTCTCTTTGACTTCCATCAAGGAGTTCAGTGCCTTGACGAAAATCTGTTTGATTTCCTCCTCCGTCAAGTGCCTCGTACCACACGGCTTGCCCTTGTGGGCATATTTTTTGTTGCAGCGATAGATGACTCTGCGGTACTTGTCCGTGGAGTGCCACACCTTCGCCCCGTACCAACCGCTGCAGCAGCCGCATTTTATCTTGTTCGCGAAGATGCTCACACCGCTGTGCTTGCCGTTCTGCTCTCTGCGTTTTATCTCCGATTGCACAAAGTCGAATAAATCCGGTGGGATAATCGGCTCGTGGTGTTCTTCCACATAGTATTGCGGAATCTCGCCCGTATTCTTCCGTCGCGTCTTATCCAAGAAGTCCGCCGTATACTCTTTCTGGATCAGCGCATCGCCACGGTACTTCTCGTTGGTAAGGATGGAGCGCACCGTCGAGATATACCACTTGTCCTTTCCCGACGGAGATTTAATGCCCCGCTTCTCCAGTTCCTTGGTAATGGCATAGAAGGATCGCCCGCCGAGGAAGAGTTTGTAGATGAGCCTTACGATTTTCGCCTGTTCCTCGTTGATTTTGAAATCCTTGTCATAGCCGAGAAAAGCACTGTAGCCGACACTGGTCTTGCCCTCAGCGAACTGCTTCCGCTTGCCCCATGTGGTGTTCTCCGAGATACTGCGGCTCTCCTCCTGAGCGAGGCTCGACATAATCGTTATAAGGAGTTCTCCGCGCGTATCGAACGTCCAGATGTTCTCCTTCTCGAAGTAAATCTCTACGCCGTTTTCCTTGAGCTTGCGGACGTTCTGCAGAGAATCCACAGTGTTTCTCGCAAAGCGGCTGACCGACTTTGTAATGATAAGATCAATCTTGCCGGCAAGGGCATCCTCAATCATCTGGTTGAACCCGTCACGCTTCTTTGTGTTGGTGCCGCTTATCCCTTCGTCCGAATACATGCCGACGAAATCCCAGTCAGCGCGGCTTTCGATGTAGTTCTTGTAATGCGCCATCTGCATTTCGTAACTGGAAGCCTGTTCTTCATGGTCGGTCGAAACTCTGGCGTACCCTGCCGTTCTGCGCCGCCTTGGTTCTGCCGCAACTTCTGACCGAAACACTCTGGGAGTTGCAGGAATCACCCGCACTGTCTTTGCCATCGGTATGCGCCTCCTTCTTTGAGTTGAAATATGACCTCATCGTCGGATATGACAATCCGCTTTACATTCTGTACGATCTTGCCCTCATAGCCATCGCCGAACAAGGATTCTGCCGCTTCCTTTAGTTCGGATTCGGGCAGCCGTTTCAGTCGGCACTTTGTGCGCGGCTGACTGCAAGACCACACCTTAGTTCCCTTCGTCCAAGTGTCACGCTCACACTTGCTTCCGCAGGAGCCACAGTACACTTTGTTCGTGAAGGGATTGCTGCCGCGCTGCCCGTTGTAGATGCGGGCAGTCTTTTTTATGCGCCCGTTGACAAGATGGAAGTCGATTCGATCACCGTGAATGACGATCTTGGACACCTTACGCCTGAGTTCCGCAGTATCGAAATCATCCTTCTCCATGACGGTTCTGACCACAGCGACAAGTTCCTCTTCCTTGATTGGACGGCTATCGCAAGCAGTGCTGCCCTTCCGCTCTCTTGTGTTGCATCCCCATCGCCTGTACTTCCCGGCGGTTCTTCTACTGAAGCCGCCGCAGCAGCATCCGCATTTCACCATTCCCGAGAATGGCATTAGCACAGGATTCCGATTGGCCGCCCCTTCGGCTCTCCGTTTCCGTATCTCTTGTGCCTTGTCGAAATCTACCTTTGACACGAGTTGCTCGAACATCCCCTCCACCAGATACATGGGAAGTTCGCCTTTATTCTGCTTACGGATATGACCTTCCGTGATGTAGTTCTTCTGCAGCGCCATTGTGCCCGTGTAGGAGATGTTGGAGAGGATGTCCTTTACCGTGGTCTGCTCTATTGGTCTCCCCTGCCGCCCCGTGATTCCACGTCCCGCGAGACTCTTCGCGATGGCGTAGGCAGATTCCCCGGCAAGGTATCTGCGGTAAATTTCCTTGACGATCTCGCCCTCAGAAGGAACGATGCGGAACATCTCGCCGTCCCACGTGTAGCCATAAGGGGCTTTATGTCCGTTTGGAATCCCCTGTCTAAAACGCCTCCGCACACCCCACCGAATGTTGTCGCCGATGCTTCTGCTCTCCTCTTGGGCAAAGGATGCGAGCAGCGTCAAGAGAAGTTCTCCGTCCTCCGACATGGAATCAATGTTCTCGCGCTCGAATCGGACGGCAATGCCCTGCTCTTTCAATTTCCGAACGGTATTGAGGCAATCCACGGTATCACGGGCAAATCGGCTGATGCTTTTAACCAGTACCAGATCAATCTTTCCGGCGTTGCAATCGGCGATCAGCCGCTTGAACTCCGTCCGATGCGCGGTACTCGTCCCCGTAATCCCCTCATCCACATAGACACCGGCGTATTCCCATGCGGGATTCTTCTGGATGAGACTGCTGTAGTAACTGACCTGCGCTGCAAGGGAGTGGTGAAGCGTGTCCACAGAGACGCGGGCATACGCAGCCACACGCAGCTTTTTCTGCAATATAGGGCTTGGTTGGACTCTTCGTATCTTCATGGTGCTCCCTCCTTTCCACTCCCATATTCCCGTACTATCCGCACGATAGCAAGTCAATATCTGAAAATAGAAGCCCGATGACGGGGCGATATTTCTCGCGCATTTTCGCTTCAAATGCAAGATACTCGTCCTCTGACAAAAGTCCGCTCTGCAGCATTTTCCATGAAGCACGCATCACCATCTGATACGTCATTTCCCGAAGGCCTTCTTCCTTGCTCATTTCAACATCTCCCTTCATGAAGCAGCGGACAAAAACGGCTCTCATGGTCACCTTTTCGGGCATAAAAATAACCCGACGAAGATTCGCCGGGCATTGAGGTTAAAGCAGTTATTTATCTTTGAGGCTGTGCATCATGTCCTGCAATTTCTGTGGAACGGGAAGCCCCATCCGCACTGCATTCTCGATGATCGAGATTCCTTCATTCGAGATGTAGAAGAAGATCACGGCGGAGCGCAGGACGCAGCCGCTCCCGATGATGTGGGTATCGAGGACATTCGCCACGCCGACAAGGGTGAAGATGCAGACTTTCTTGCAGATTCCCTTGAAGCCGATTGCACTGGACAGTTTCTTTTCTACAATCGCACGGAGGACTCCCGTGATGTAATCCGTTGCCACAAATGCGACAAGTGCATAGAGCAGATCGTCAAAGCTGCCGAGGAACTCCCCGACTACGATGCCGATGCCCGCCGCATACAGACGTATGGTTAAAATCTGATCCATATCAGACACCCCCTGCTTTCTTCCATTTATTGAGATTGCTCATCCTGCGCAGACGGTAGTTATAGCATCCGCGCATAAGCTCTGTAAGCTGACCGTCCTTCCATAAATATAAGGGCGATCCCGTGCTGACCAGATATTTCCCCTGTCCCAGAGGGCAGAGACTTGTACGGGCAGTCGGATTTGTTTCCAGTTCCATGAGCAGTTCGTCCTTTGCACTGTAAATCTTTGAGATATATTTTTTTCCGGAGATAAGATAATCCAGATTTGCAGGAAAGCGCATATACATTCCGTCATGGATTGGATAGCGGACACTATAATCCAGTGCGCTCCATTTGCTTTCCGAAGTATGGGATTCCCCTGTAACAGAGTCTCTTGACGTTGTTTTGGTTTTCTCCATCCAAGATTCCATGTTCTGACCGTCGAAGAACACATAACGGTCGGTGCTGACATGGCTTCCGTCTCCCCCATGCTCTGATACGGAGTGCCATATCATCACTTTGAAGTTCCCAGCTTTATCCACCCGCCCGCCTTCTGTTTGACAGCTATAGAGGTCAGTGGGACCGGATACGGCGGGAGCACCAAACATCGGCACAAGATCGTATGCGGCGATGATCTCGCCGTTGCGTTTGACAGAGAGAATACTGTCACGCTGATCTGCCCCGATGATCGGGAACACGAGGACATTCACAGCTTCGAGGGTATAGAGATTTCCCCGCTCATCCATTTCGGCATCGAGCATTCCATAGCCTGAGACATACGCGAAGTGGCGGCTGCTGTTGACCATCCATATATCCTCTTTGGAAAAGCCGAGCGGATGAATCTTTCCTTTTGCATAGTACGAATGGAGCATCTGGTTTTTTTGATCCTTCCACTTTATCTGGAGGAGCGGTATGCCGGAAAGGACATTCGTCGGAACATAACTGCTGCCGCCCTCGGATTCATGCCCGTAGACGCAGCGACCGTCCGTCCAGATCCATTCGCCTGGATAGACTGTTCGATTTCCAATGCAGATGAGCCACGTACCATTCGCAAGCACCCGATTCCCGCTCACAGCTTTCACTCTAGCCCTGTGCATAAGCTCACGCTCCCACGATAACGGCAGTGTCGCCCTTTGAAATCTGTACCCACACCAAACTGCCATCTGACGTATTGCAGTCCACTGCCGCACGAAATGGATACGACCGCTCGCCGATATGGACGCGTCCGTTACGGATGATACCACGCTGAGCGCGAGATTCCTGAGTACTTCCTTTTCTCAGTCCTGCTCGGATTGCTGCCGCAAGCCCTAGAACGCCATTCATCCATACCACCTCACCATCTTGATGGTCTGCCGCAGAAGGCGCGGCGTGAGTTCCACCATATTGGACTGAAGGAAGTATTCGTGTCCCTCGAAGCGGATGCGCTCGGTAAAATCGACGATGTGGTCAATGTCGGGAACGCCGCTACGAATCCGTGCGTGAATCTCCACCGTGATTGTCTCCTGCGTCTTGCGATTGAGCCACTCGATTTCTCGTGTCAAGGCACGAAGATAGTCCGTCCCCACAACGGGAAACTCGGTGTCGATGAGGGAAGAATACGGAAGCTCATCATCACTCGCGTAACTTGCACCAAGGCTGAGATTCGACTGCTCGACGGTGAACTGACTCGACTTGCCGCCGGGTTTTCCCTGCGAGAGGGAGCTTCCTTCAAGCACGCCGTCCACATAGACGGTGGTCGCATACCATCCATAGCCGAGCGGCGCGTGGTAGGTAATGCGCTCTGTTCCCTTCTCATTGCTCCAATCCTCCCAGTCATATTCCGTATGCTTCTTCCCATCATTGACGGGTTCTGTTGTACGCTCCCATTCCTTGAAGAGGTAAACGTCGCGACCTGTGGAGGCGTATGCGTAATCCGTACGGCTTGTCGAGCCATCCACATTATGCGTGCGCTTTGTCGCAAGATACTCCCCATCATACGCGTATGTGCTATAGCCATTTTCGTTTGTCTCACGGACGAGAAAGCCGTTGGAGTAAGTACGGCTGATCTCTTTGAATGAAATCGTTCCCGTGAAGGGAACGGGAGCGGTATCCTCCTCGTTGTGCGCCCCGCTCTCATGATTGTTGTTCGCGCTGTGCCAGACGGAACGAACGAGTTTCCGTTCGATGGTCGGCTGCGCGTGCGGCCAGTTCGTAATATCGACCACGGATTCCTCCATGCCGCGCTGAATGATGTGGAGCGTATCTCCGCGAATAAAGACGTTGATCTGCCGCTGCGGGAGTTTTGCTGTCCAGCCGAAGAGCGCGGAGATGAAGTCATGATACGTCATTCCACTCCCCTCGAAGTTCTGCGACGGTGTGAAATCATCGGTCAGACGGTGTAATTTCAAACCAAGTGCCGCCGCAATCTCGGCAGCATAGCGTGATACCTTTGCCCGCTCGACATAGATATGGATGGGCGTGTAGAGGAGTGTGTCTTTACTGTACGTCCCCTTGACGGACTGCACGATGCCGCGCTGACTTGTTTCCTCCACGAGAAAGCGGAAAGCATAGTCCATCACCCGTCCCTCTACACTCGCACCGACAGACAGCGGTTGAACGGTTTCAAGTTGGATGGTGTCGGAGAGACTGAGTTCCCCAAGCATTACGGAAAACGAGCGAATCCCCCGCTCCCGGAATTCTGCGTAGGTAAGCGTGTGCGGAATCTCAATTCTCGTATCCGCAAGGATGCGCGACTGCTTGACAAGAGTCCGCTTCGTATCTACGAGAACCGTACCACAGCGACCAATGCGCCGCTCGGTGTCGCCCGTTACCGTGATTTTCTTGACGATCCGAATATCGCGCAGGGTATCTGCACGCATGGCGATGGATATGTTGAGACGGCGCGACGTATCTCCACTGACCTTGACCGATTGACGGAATACGGGAATCACCGTGGCATATATAACAGACTTGATGTGAATGCGCCCGAACGGCAGCCACGCAATACAAATACCAGGTTTCAGCTTGATGCTCATGTTCCCGCTCTCCATCCAAACTGCCGTCCCGTGAGTTCTGCAATCGTCATGGAGACAGTGCGCGTGTCCATCACAACTGATGTTGGATTCTGTTCGGCGATATGTCTGCCGTATTCCGTGATATTCCCGCCGCTCTTTTCAAGTGCCCTCAGAGCGCACAGTCCTTCTGCCGTGCGGTAGGCAGGATTCCCAATGAGGGAAATCCCTGTCACACGCGAGTCTGCGCCATACTGCGCGGATAGGGCGGCAACATAGACCGTTTGCAGAAGCTCCTGATTCGCAGCCGTCGCCTCATAGCTTCCATCGCCGCAGTCGGTCATGTTCGTCTGTGTCGATTCGACGGGCAACATAATGACCTGCTCTCTCGGACTAATCGCCTCATCCGAGAGGATGAGATTCGAGACGAGAATTTCATCCGTTCCGCTGAGGATCGATATTGTCTTCGCATCCGAGTTTGTGAGATAACCGACATACGCATCACTTTTATTGCAAACCTCGCGTTCATCGATCACGGCATGAAAAAGACCGTCATTGTTTTGTCCCGGCTTGATGTGAAACCACACCGTGCTGATTGCTTTTACACGAACTTCCTCACCTGCGGCAAGCGTATTATTGTTGTTGTTCCCGCGAATCTTCCACTTGCTCCAGAATGTTTCTGCTTCCATGATTTTGTAGTCCCCGATAGCGATGGAGAACCTTGCACGGTCTGCATTTTCGGAGTTCTTGATGTACATATCGAATTTACCGTAAAGCTCCGATGGAACCTCGGAAAGATTGAGTCCCTTGTAATAGGTCGGCTGCCAGAAGGATACGCCTGTCTTACTGTACTTCTCCCCTGTTACCGTCGTGCCGCCACGAACCGAAAGCAGCTCCGCATAGCCGGGATTGATGTATTTGAACGCCATACAAACCTCCTCAGTCCGACACCAAAAGCCCCTCTGCCTGAATGTCCACGCTCGTATCCTGCTGCGGCTGTTCATCTGCACTGCTGAGTGCCTTGACCCAGAAAATCGTATTCTTATCAGCAACATTGGATAATGAGATACTGTCTTTCCACTCGGCGGACTCCAATACCGTTTCGGCAGTGTATCCGTTATGCAGAGCAATTTTCCACTTATCCGCATGATCACCGACAAACTTGATCGTCAAGACTCCGTCGATATGGAAGCCGCTCTCGCACCGCACGGCGCATTTGACAGCTTTCTGCTCGCCCTTGCCCGCATCGAGGAGAACGGAGATGGGCGCGAGTTCCGTACCGGAGCTGACCTCCGTCCCGTCCTTGCCACCCTCGGTTGGATTGTTCATATAGATATGCAGCAGTTCTGCCATTGTCATACCCTCCAAAATTCCAGAGACAGTTTATATACCTTCGGGAAATACGCCATATACTCGTAGGACTTCACCACAACGCGCATGGAGGGCAGGATGTTCCCGCCCTCATCGGTCACGGACACCATCGCACGGCTGTCCCAATAGCCTTTGATTTTCTCCCAGTCGGCGACGGTCACAACAACGGAGCAGGAAATACGGTCGCCCTCCGTGATGTGTCCGAAATCCTGCACCACAGCACCGCCAACAATCTCCAAAAGCTGCTGACGGTCGTCGGGAACAATCTGCCAGTTTTCAACGGAGAGCGTTCGCACCTCACCAATTTGAATATGAATTGGAATCACCCCCAAGCGCGTTTTCGACGGCAGGACGAATGCGGTCGGCAACGTGATCGGCAAGCATCCGCATTCCCTCGTTGTCCTCCGTGACAGCGTTCTCGATTTGCACCTGTATGTGAATTTGGCGGTTGTCCGTCATGGATGGCGCGGACTGGGGAGTATTTTGAGAGGAAAGAACATTCTGCCCCGCAGTTTGGATGCTCTGCGCTTGTTGCCCCAATCCTGCCATCATCTGTGCGTATGAGAACTCCTGCCCATTCACACGGATGCGGGAACTGTCCTCACGCTTCTCGGGAGCGAAATTCGGCAGGAGATTCTCCATCGCCCATTTGCGCCCGGACTGGAACTGTTGGAGAAGCTCCGGTGTCAGCCCCAGATCCTCTGCCGTAAACTTGTTCTTCTTGCGAAGGTATTCCATCAGCCCAACCTGCCCGGACTGCTTGAATACCTTCAGTTCCTCTTTCTGGGAGCGCAGAACCTCCAGAGCGGCATTACGCTTGGCATCGAGTTTCTGCTTCTCCGCCCAGCGCGTCGCTTCGACCTCGTCCAGTCCCTTCTGCACCCACGCATCCTTCTCGCGTTCAATCTCAGCAAGGCGGTTCTCAAGTTCCGTTTTCCAAATGGAGCGGATACTCCCCGCTACATCCTTCTCCCACTGCTCCATCACTCGCGCCTTGCTCTCACTGAGCCACACCTGTGTTTGGAGTTCGTCCAAGCCCCTCTGCCGAAAGGCATCGGCTTCGCGGGCGATGGAGTCCAGCTTGTTCTGCAAATCGGTCTTATAGAGCGCATTCGCCTTGTCCACAACGTCGCGCTGAAAGTCGGCGTAAATCTTCGCTTCCTTTGCCAAGCGGTATTCGTCGATCAGATGCGGATCTGCGCCCTTCCGGAAGAACTCAAAGGATTCACGATCCAGTGCACGAAGACTGTTTTGGATGTCCGTGTGTGTCAGTGTATATAAGCTGTCTGTTAGTTGTGTGGTCGCCTTTGCGGATTCACTGACCGTCTTTGCGGCATCTTTCTCAGCCGCCGCACGGATTGCCGCAGCTTTGGCATTCTGCTCCTGTGCCTTGGCATTCTTCTCCGCTTCGGCACGTGCCTTCTCCTCTGCCGCCGCTTTCTCTTTGGCAATCTTCTGCTGTTCTTGGTAACGCTTGTATTCATCCCCGTAGAGCGCATCAAGAACCGTACCACCGAGGAACGGAATCGGGATAAGGGGCGCAGCCACGGGGTGATTCTTCATGAGCCACGCATTCGCCTCGGCGTGTTCATTGACCTTATGAATCTGCTCGCCGACAAAACCCGCAAGCTCTGCGACGGTCTTTAATGCCTCTCCCCATCCAAGGACGGCATCCTTGATCTCGTCCTTGTTGTCGCGAATCGTCTCGATGAATGTCTGGAATCCATCGTTGATCTCGGGCATGAGTTCCTCGGCGACAGGAAGGAGTGCCGCACCAAGGGCAAGTTTCAGCTGTCCCGCTTCCATCTCCATCGCACGCCATTTGAGATAGGTCTCATGCGCCTGTGCGGGGTCGAGCAGCCCCGTGGTCTTGACGCGAGAAGAAATCGTCATAAGGTCTTCATATTGTTCGAGAATCGGAATGAGCGCCGCCCCGCGTGCTCCGAGCACTTCTGCGGTATATGCTTCCTCCATCCCCGCTTCGCTTGCGGTTTTGTAGCCCTTGGCAAGCTGCGCCAACTGCTCATTGAGCGGCAGGAGATTGCCCTGCTGATCTTTGAGTGCGATGCCGAAACGTGAAAGGGCACGGGCAGTATCGTTGCCGCTCTCACCCGCAGATCCCACCTGTTTGTCCAAACGAGCGATCAGTGGAATGACGCTCTTGATGTCCGTATCCGCAAGCTGAAACACCCGATTGAGTGTCGCCGCCTCACTCGCAGAGACGTGAAGTCGCTGCGTCAGCTTGTAGACATTCTCGCCCGCAAGCATTGCGTCCTTGGTGATGTTGAACAGCCCTGCGCCGGTTGCCGCGACGGCCATAACGGCGGCCATCTTTGTCGAGAGAACATTGAATCCGCTCGTTAGATTCTTGACACCCGCCTGTGCCGCCGTTATGCCCGCTGAGATACGTCCGCCGAGCGTGCCGGAGAGAACCGCGCTCTCCTTGAGGCGATGATTCAGTTTCCGCACCTCGGCTTCGGTCTGCGCAACTGTCCGTTGCTGACGTAACAGGTTACTTTCAGCACGCCGATAGGACGCACTATCCACGCCGTCATTCTTCTTGGCAGACTGCAAAACAGCGGCAAGAATCTGTTCCTTCTGCCGCTGAATATCCAGTTCGCGGTTGATCGCCTGATGGCGCACCTTGATCTTGTCTAGTTCCGTACCCACACCGTCGAGTTTGGCAAGGTCGGCATCCAGTTTGAGGTGAATGTTGTTTGCCTTGCTGTTGAGCCGTGCGATGGAATCTGAGACGGTCTTGCCCGCCGTGTCAAAGTCCAGCTGCAGCTGTGCGATGTTGAGACCGATGTCGAGATAGAGTTCATCAATCTTTTGTCCGCGCTTTGCCACCCTATCCCCTCCCTACATCACGTCGTCAATATAGCGTTCACATTGCTGCTGTTCGCACAGTGCCGTTACCACAAGCTGATCGAGCAAAAAAACGACCTCATGGGAATCAACCTCGTGCATCGTCCACCCGTAGGCGGACTGCAGCCGCTCGTAATAGCGCAGTAAATTCTGGTACGGAGAAAGAACTACGCCTCTTTCCCCGTCTCTCCGTTTGGGAGGTTCACCAGTTTTGAAAAGGTCAGCGACTGAATCCATCGGAAGAGTGCACGTGTGAGAGGCACTATGTCCGCAACATCCACATTCTCCTCCACGGATTCTCGTGTCACTTCCTCCCGTCCGAATCCAAGAACGATCAGACGGACGTGTGCATCCAAGAAGTCCTCAAGATTCATGTCCTGTTTGTCAGCATCAAAAAAGGCAAGGAACTCGCGCCACACCTTCATCTTCGGAGGGTTCGGCACGATCTCCCTGCCAGCAATATGCAGTTTCGGTGTTTCCATAAGTTCCTCCCTCATACCTGCTCGTACCACTTCGTCCCCGTCTCTGCGGCAAAGCCCGCCGCCTCCTCGTCTGCCTTGGCGTAGGACAGCCCGTCCGAGAGTCGATAGATTGCCTTTGCCGTCAGCGTCGGCGTGTCGAACTGAATGCTCTCCTGCTTCGAGTTGCCGCTCTCAGAGGGTTCCGTGAATTGGACTTTGTAAAACTTGGTGAAACGCTTCTTCCCGTTGCGCTTATCCGACTGAAAGAGCACGGCGAAGTACGGAGCGACATCTTCCTTGCCCGCCTTCATCACGCCATTCTCGATACTGTGTCCCAGAAGGTACGCCGTGTATTCCAAAGGAAGCGCAGCCGTGTCAAACGTCAGATCGTAGGATGCAGTATTGGATGCCGTATCCACGGACTGACCATCCGCGAAAAGTTCCGCCTGATTCGTCTGTGGCTTGATGTCTACCTTTCGCAGGAGCTTCCCGAGCGGGATCGGAACCTCGTAGGTCGCCGCCCCTCCTGCCACGTCGGTGAGCATCTTGGCGATATGAAGTTTCTGGATGTTGATGAACTGCCCGCTTGTCAGATTCCCTGCGGGCTTTGCTGTTGGTGTTGGTCCCGGCATTTTATTCTCCCTCCACTGCTGTTCTGTAATCTGTAATTTCCACGAATATATCTTTCTCAACGAACTCCTGCGTCTGTGTACGGACAAAGCCGAGCGGCAAAAGCGCATTCTGCACCACTTTATGAATCTCTCGGAATCTCCCGTCCTTCGTCAGAATGTGGATGCGCACTGTCACGCGCCGTTCCAGTTCCGCACCGTCTGCCGAGAGCGCAGGAACATCCGAAATAACGGAGTAAACGAGAACGGGATACGTCCCTGCATTGGGACTGCGCCCGTGGTAGATGCCCTTTCTCCCATGTGCAAGAAGCTGCGTCAGCTCCTTAGAGCATACAAGAGATTGGTACACTATCTTTGCAATACTCATCTTCCCCGCCTCCGTATTGCCGCTCGGACAGCATCAACAATGGCAGAACGAATACTGTCCTTCTTAGCGTCGAGCGCGGGATAGAGAAACGGCTTGTTGATGCGCGGGCTGAATTCGACGAGTGTACCGTAGAATACGCCATCTTGAGACTCCGCATCTGCCGCAATGCGCCAGACGGAGCCGTCCTTGCGTCGCAGTCGCTTATGGATGGAGTCACGGAGCGCACCCTTTACCACGCGCTTATCTGTTCCCGCATAGACGGGACAACGGTTCTTTGCCTCTGCGACCATATCGTCTGCGCCGTGTGCGAGTGCTGCCTTTGCTGCAGCCGTCGCCTCTGCGCCGAGTTCGGACAATATCTTCTCGGCAGAGACGAATCCTCGGTATCTAGCCATCTTCCACCAACTCCCTGCATTCCAGAACAAGCCACCATTTCTTCCCACCGAGCGGATAGGGCGGCGCAATCGGCGTGAGCGTTTTATCTCCCCAACGGATACGATCCGTCACGCGCACATCCGCACAGTAACGAATGACGATGCGGTAATCCACCTCCTGCACCTTCTCCGCATAACCGTCGGAGATTTTCGCGGCAAAGGGCAGAACGAGCGCCCACGCCTTTGAAATCTCCTGCGCAGATGAGGAGAGGATATTTCCCTCATCATCCGTATCCGTCACGGGGCGCAGGATAGAAATTCTGTGACGCAGTTCGCTCATAGACACCTTCATCTAAAAGACCTCCTTCCGCACACCAAAGAGGAGCGAGCGCAGTGTCAGCGCAAGCCCTCTGTGATCCGCTTCCTCTCTGTGTTCATAGAGATAGGATACGGCGTAGAGCACCGCGACACGCACGATTGCTTGATCTTCGACCTTGGACAGCTTCTTCACGCGCAGAAGTGCCGTGCAAATCTGTTCTGCCGTTTCCGTAAAGTGCATGAGGAGATCGTCCTCCTCATCCCCGTCAATCCTAAGATACTGCTTGACTGCTGCAAGCGGCACAAGCATAAAACCACCTCCCCTCTTTGCCGCAAAACATACATCAACCCTTCATCTTGAGCGTCTGCACGGCTTCCTCAAGAACGAGCTTTCCGTCCACGCGCTCCTTCATAACGTAGCCGATCATGCCGTTACCCGCAAACAGCTCCTTGAGTTCCTGCAGGGCGCGGGTGCCGCGATCCCCGATGTTGTAGTAGGAGTAATCCCCGAACGCAATGACAGTCTTGCCCGCCGCGACAGCGGGCATATACGCCGAGGAGTACACAGGATAGCCGAGCAGACGATCAGGTTCGCCCATCTGATACGACGGCTGCCAGAAATACGCACCGTTCGCGTCCTTGAGCTTGCGGATGCTGGCAAGTGTCTGGTCGTTGACGATGAACGCCGCATTCTTGCGGTAGGGACGCTTGAGGCTGTAGACGAGCGTCACGAGTTCGTCCGCCTTGATGTCTGCCGCCGCCGTGGTGACGGATGTCTTTGCCGAGGTGAGAAGTCCCTTCGGCTTGTGCGTCCCATCGCCGTTCAGGAAAGCATCCTCCTCTGCGTTGCCGAGCGCCTTGCCGAACTGCTCAATGAGGTAGTTCTCAAGGTTGAAGGCGTTATCGTAGAGCAGCTCCTCCGTCACCTTGACCGCGACGTGGAGTTTGTGTGCGTCGAGGACGATCTGGTCGAAGGTCGCCTCACCGAAGGTGAGCGCAGCCCCCTCCTCAATCCACGATGCCGCAGGCTTCGTCGCGGCGATGTTGATCTTGTGCTCCCCACTCGTCGTGATCGTCGTTGCAAGCGGACGCAGGACGTTCTCTTCAGTGAGTACGTCGATGAGACGCTTGTCATATTCCTCGGGAACGAGATAGCCGCCGTTTGCATCCACACCTTCCTGCAGGACGTTCTCCACCTGACGGAAGTTCGTGCGGAGTGCCTTCAGCATCGCCGCACGGTAGGCCTCGCTTGCACGACCTGTCTTTTCGGAAGCGAATCCTGCGCCCGGCAGATTGGTAATCGCTGCTGCGGTCGGCTTTGCGAGCTGCGCGTCAAGAATTGCCTGACGCTCCATGCGCTCAATGTCCTTGCCGAGTGCAAGCACCTCGTTCTCCATCTGCTCGTATGCTTTGGCATCTTCGGCTGTGAGATGCCCGTCCTTTTCGTGAGAATCCAGAAACTGCTTTGCCTGTTCCCACATTTCTGCACGCTTCTCGCGCATTGCCATGATCTTATCCATGTGTTTGTCCCTCCGTTAGTGTGAAATAGAAAAGAGCCGTCGTTTGAGCGGCTCTGCATTGACATTGTGTGTTCCCTGCCCGAATTTCGAGAGCAGGGAATTCGTGACGGCGGCACGGGAGAAGATCAGCCCATCTGCCGCAGCACTTGTGAGATGTTCCCTGTTCTCATAGAGAACGGAATCCGCAAATCCAAGCTCCACCGCCTTCTTTGCATTCATCCACGTCTCGGCATCCATCAGCCGTGAAATCTTCGCACGGGAAAGTCCCGTCCTGAGTTCGTAGGCGTTGATAATGCTCTCCTTGATCTCGGCAAGGAACGTGATTGTCCGCTCCATCTCGTGTGTATCCCCGATGGAGACGGTCATCGGGTTGTGGATCATCAACATCCCCAAGGGAGAAATCTCAACCGTTGATCCTGCCATTGCAACAACGGATGCAGCAGACGCGGCAATCCCGTCAATCTTGACGGCGACATTTCCCTTATACTCCATGAGCATATTGTAGATCTGTGCCGCTGCATAGCAGTCCCCGCCCGGCGAGTTGATCCAGAGGTCAATATCTCCCTCGGCGGCGTTCAGTTCGGAGCGAAACATCTGAGGTGTGACTTCATCGCCCCACCATGTTTCATCTGAGATTTCACCGTCCAGAAGCAAGACACGCTTCTCTCCCTCGTTCCGAACCCAGTTCCAAAATTTACGTTTCATCGCCCTCTCCTTTCTTGTTGGCGAATAAACCTGCGTCCCTCAGTTTTGTCATGTTCCCGTTGATGAGATAGAGATCGCCGCCCTCCTCCGCTTCGATGGGATTCATGTCCTCAAGGCTGCGGATGTCGTTCGCCGAGAGCCATCCGTTCTGTCGCCCGATGGCATATCCCTCCATGCGGCTCTTGTAATCCCCGCGCAGCAGTCCGTCCACGTTGAAACGGATGAAGTAATCCTTCCGCTCCTTGTCCGTCAGCAGTGCTTTTTGCAGGGACTGCTCCCAACGAACGACCCATGGATTCAAAGTGTATTTGACGAACTCACGCGATTGTTGCTCGATATTGGAAAACGAGGATTTCTCCAAATCCCCGACCATATGCGGCGGCACACGGTAGAGCCGTGCAATCTCGTCGATCTGGAACTTCCTCGTCTCAAGGAACTGAGCCTCCTCGGGCGGTATGGCAATCTGCTGATACTTTACCCCTTCCTCGAGGACGGCAATCCTGCCTGTGTTCATCGTGCCGCCGTAGACGGCATGCCAGCTCTCTCGCAGTTTCGACGGGTCTTTCAGAACGCCCGGATGCTCAAGCACGCCGCCCGGACGCGCACCGTTCTTGAAGAATGCCGCGCCATACTCTTCCGTTGCCAGAGCGATGCCGATGGCATTCTTTGCCATAGCAATGGGAGAATAGCCGACAAGTCCGTCAAAGCCGAGTCCCGGAATGTGGAGGACATCCTCGCGTCGCAAACGAATCTGCCCCTTATCTTTGAAGTTCGGATTCTCCTCCGTGCTTCTCGTGTAGGTGTAGTAGAGTTCCCCCGTGCGGCTGTCGCGACCGACCTCCATCTTGTCCGGGAGCAGCGGATAGAGTCCGAGAACACGCCCTCTGCCATCCCGCAAAATTTGTGCGTAGGCATTCCCCCACAAAAGAAGGTGACTCATCATGGTTTCGCGAAATATAAAGGAGGTCATCTCGGGATTCGGCGCATCGTGGAGCAGGAAATACAACGGATGCTCCGGCACGCGCTCCTTGCCCTGACCTTGATAGGCATAGACGTGAAGAGGTAGCCCTGCGATGGATTCGGCGAGGATACGCACACAGGCGTAGACTGCCGTCGTTTGCATTGCCGTCCGCTCGTTGACCGCCTTGCCCGCCGCCGTCTGACCAAACAAAAAGGACACGCCGCCGAGATGATTCGTAGGCTTGTCCCGCGAACGGAAGAGTTTGCTGAATAGGTTCATAGAATCCTCCATTTCAAAACACCCACACACCACGATTTTCATACACCGATTCCGATGCGTCGTTCCCACAGCGAATCGCACGGTCGAGTGCCATGATGAGCGCAATTACACCGTCGATTCTCTCCGTGGACTTCTCCTTGTCCGCCTTGATGTTGCCCGCAGGATCGGTGCGAATGAAGATGTTGTCTGCCATCCAGCGCATGACGGGATGCCCGCCGTGCGCTATTTTCTTTTCCAGAGTCAGCTTCATCAGCTCCTTGGTCGGCGGACTCATATCCTTGAAGCCCTGCCCGAACGGAACAACGGTGAATCCCATGCCCTCTAGGTTCTGTACCATCTGCACCGCGCCCCATCGGTCGAAAGCAATCTCGCGGATGTTGTACTTCTCGCCCAGTTTCTCAATGAACGCCTCGATAAATCCGTAATGCACGACATTCCCCTCGGTGGTCATGAGAAAGCCCTGCTTCTCCCACACGTCATACGGCACATGGTCGCGCCGTACACGCAGATCGATATTCTCCTCGGGAATCCAGAAGTACGGAAGGACGGAAAAGGAATCATCTTCATCCGTCGGAGGAAACACAAGAACAAATGCCGTAATGTCCATCGTGGAGGAAAGGTCAAGCCCGCCGTAGCAGACGCGCCCTTCTAAGGACTCAGCGTCAACAGGTATGGCGCACGCATCCCACTTGTCCATCGGCATCCACCGTACGGACTGCTTCACCCATTGATTCAACCGCAGCTGTCGGAAGCTGTTCTCCTCGGCGGGATTCTGCCGTGCGGAGTCGCAGGCCGCCTGTACCTTGTCAATGCCGACTGTAATCCCGAGCGACGGATTCGACCGCTTCCAGACCTCGGGGTCTGTCCAGTCCTCATCCTCCTTCGCTCCGTAGATCACGGGATAGAAGGTCGGGTCGATCTTTCGCCCTTCGAGAATATCCTTCGCTTTCTGGTGTGTCTCGTAGCAGATGGACTGTGTATCCGTCCCTGCTGTGGTGATAAGGAAGTAAAGCGGCTGCATTCGCGCATCACCGGAGCCTTTCGTCATAACGTCAAAGAGCTTGCGATTCGGCTGTGTATGCAGCTCGTCAAATACCACGCCGTGGATATTGAAGCCGTGCTTTGAGTATGCCTCTGCCGAGAGTACCTGATAGAAACTGTTCGTCGGCAGATAGACCATACGCTTCTGGGAGGCGAGGATCTTCACCCGTTTGCTGAGTGCGGGACACATCCGCACCATGTCGGCTGCGACCTCGAATACGATGCTTGCTTGCTGACGATCAGCAGCACAGCCATACACCTCGGCTCGCTCCTCACCGTCTCCGCAGCAGAGGAGGAGTGCGATGGCGGCGGCAAGCTCTGATTTTCCCTGTTTCTTGGGAATCTCCACATACGCCGTATTGAACTGGCGATAGCCGTTCGGCTTCAGAATTCCGAAAATGTCTCGGATAATGCGCTCCTGCCAGTCGATGAGTTCAAAGGGCCTTCCTGCCCACGTCCCCTTCGTATGGCACAAGCACTCGATAAAGCCCACAGCATAGTCCGCAGCTGCTTTGTCATAGTGTGCGTTTTCTGCCATGAACTTTGTCGGCTTGTAATCCGTCAGTTTCCGCATGAAGTCACCCCCTTCCGAGTGTACGCAAACGAGAAAACCGCCCGCAGGCGGTTCTCGGCAAATTGTGTATTGTTTATTTGCTGCTGTATTCGTATGCCACAGCGAGGATTTCCTCGTCAAAGGCGAATTTCCGATAGGCTTCATCGAGGACGGCAAGATAATCGACGGCGGGCAGTCCCAGTTTGCGCTCCTCGTGCATGATGTACGCCATTCCTCGCGTCATGCCGCAGGGCTTTCCGTCTGCATCGGTTCTCACGGCTTGGACTGTCCGTTTGTAGTAGAACGTCGGGAATCCCTCGTAGCGGTCAAGCCGTTCCTCGTCCTTGTCCGAAATACGCCAGAGCAGAATCGGGACGGTCAGCCCCTTCTCTTTCTCGATGGTCGCATACGCTCCCGTCTTGCTCCCCTTGAACGTGAGCCGCCAGCCTTCGAGGATTCCCGTCCCCAGAAGCTCCGCCTCCGGGCAGCGAAACGCCATCTGCCGCTCATCCATGTTTGAGCCGTAAGCAATGTAAATCTTCGTTTTCATCTTCATCATCCTTTCCGCTTCCGAAGGAACATCCTTTCTACCGCCCCAAGCCCGCCAGAAGGCGGGCAATGTCGGGTCTTTGGCATTTATGCCGAAGGGGTGCTCCTGCCGAAGCGGAAAGCGGCGTCGCCTACAAGGTTCCTCGTGAGGATGTCCCGCGCCGTGGCGAATTCCCCGCCGATGAAGCCGAGGCGCATCAGCCATGTCCGCATTGCGAATTTCGGGTTCTCCCGCTGTGGTTCTTTGGGGCTTGCCGTCCTTACTGTCTTTGCCATTTCGGAAAGGGCAAGGCAAAGCTGGATGTAGCTCTTGATTTCCCCTGCGTGGATACCGCCCTTACGCTCTGCCGTGGGATTGGCAAACTGGAAGAGGCGGAATTCGATGGTGCCTTTCGTGAAGGTCGCGTGGAGATTCAGGCAATGGTAGCGTGAGCCGTTGTAGTGATGTCCTCTGCCATGTACAACACAATTCCCTTCGTACCAGATGTCTGCGAGCTTTTCCATTGTCTGCGGCTTTTCTTTGTTGAGCCGGTCGAGGAAGTTGCGATCCACCGTCCTGCAGTAGCGTCCGATGCGGCTTTGGTCGATGCGCATCGCGGCGATCAGGAGTGTTTCGTGACTTGCCATCAGGTTCGCGAGGTTGCGGATGGTTTTCGCCGTATGGTCGCCCTTGCCGATGTGAATGTGTACGCCGCACATATGGGCGGGGTTGCTCTTTGCTCCTGCATGGCGCAGTCTGCGCAAAAGTTCCTGCAAGGACGCGATGTCCTCGTAGCGGAGGATGGGCGTGACCAGTTCGGTCTGCTCCGCGCTGCCGGCGGCGTCGATGCTAACGTCGCGCTGGAATTTCCATTCGCGTCCCTTAGCATCCCATGCGCTCCATGTGCAGTATCCGTTGCGGTGTGCTGTGTCCTTGACGACTCCCGTGCCGAAGAAGTCTGCCGCAATGCCCGCGGCGTCCCTGCGGGTAATGCCGTACATCTCGACTTCCACCCCGATGGTCTGCCTTTTCATGTCTGCAATCTGCCGTGCCGTTTCCGCTTTCATTTGGAAGCGCCCCTTTCTTCGCCGTCCTATGGGCTTTCCTCGTGTATATACATGGCTCTAAAAGCCACATATAGCAAGCGAATAGCGGAGTATACTTGACATTTTGCAGATTTTTTACGGCGTATCATACGGTGCAACGAGAAGCAGCCCCGAAGGGCTGTTTTTCCTCTTGGAGCGGCTTAGATGCGCTTCATGCACCAAGCCATCGCGCGCCCGCCGTCCTCGAAAAGCTCCTTGGCGGCTTCGACAAGGTTCAGGCGGCATTCGATATCCGCAAATCCCGTCTCCTCCGGCGTTTCGACCATCTCGTAGACGGCTGCGTGGAAACCCCAACACTCCATCCCGACGACAAGGATCTGTTCGCCGTAGCGCAGGATCGCGCCGCTCGTCCCGAACCGCATTTCATCGAGGTGCTCCATCGTGGTGGTCTTCGGCCATCTTGCTTCTGCGCTTTTCATTTTGTGTTCCTCGCTTTCTGTGTGTAGGTTGTTCCCTTTGTCATTGACATATTTGCTCTAAACGCAGAATATAGCAAGTCATATTTCGGATAAACTACACTTATTTTTCGAGAGAAACACAGCCCCGAAAGGCTGTGTAAGAAGCCGTAAAACTTACTCTTCGCCCGTGAGGATAAAGCGTACATACGCCGCACGGTTCTCTTCGATGAAGCAGATGAGTTCGTAGAATTCCATCTTAAACGCCATCCTCTGAACAGCGGGAATGTCGAACATATTCACCCGCCCCGAATCGCGGATATCCATGATCTGCGTGAAAATCCTCTCGTTCATGACCTGCCGCCTTTCTCTGCGATGCGGAAGGAGTCCACACCGGGGATCAGACTGAGCGAGGAGCCTGTCGCCCATCGGACGAGAAGCTGTCCCGCATCGTCAACGCCCAGAATCTCGCCCATCGTCCCTTTGGGTGGTGCTTGCGGATCGTCCATTCCGAGAAGTTCCACCTTCGTCCCGCGTGGGTACCGCTCTCGAAGCACGGTGATCTGTTCCTTACTCGGAAACCGCATGATCCTCATCCTCCTTCCGATGTCCGCTCTTAAAGGCGCTACTGCCCGTGAGGTTCTGCAGAAGAATCTTGCGCGACTGTTTGTAGGCATTGCCGATCATGCCAAGACGCAGGAGGAAGCAGCGGAATGCGTATTTCTCGTTGTCCACAATCTTCTCCTTCGCCGTGACACGATTCTGCGTCCGCGCCATCAGGCAGAGTTTGCTGATAAACTCGGCGTATGCCTTTGCCGTCTCGTCGGTGATCGTCCCGTGCAGCCATGCAAAGGTGATGCGGTCATCGGTGAGCGTGTAGGTCGCTTCCCTGATGTCAAAGGCGTGACGAATCAGCCGCCCCTTGCTCAGGAGGAGTACGTCCAGATTCTTCAGTGATGTCTCCGTGAAAAGGCTGCGTGGGAGACTGATGGAAAGGCTGTCCTCGTCGGGTTCTGACATCTCTTCCTCGGTCGGAGCAGGTTCTGCCGCCGTTTCTACTGCGGATGGTTCAGCCGCGACAGCTTCCGTCCGGCTCGGCGCGTCTGCCCCTGTGGCCGCGCAGGAAGTCTCGTCCTCCCCGCCCTTGGACATAAAGCCCGCTTCGCGCAGTGCCGTGCGCACACACGCAACGGTCGCTTCGTCGGTGACATCGTCGAAGCAAAGACCGCCGTCCTTCGTGATCTCGAATGCTCCAATCATGTAGGAAAATGTCGGTGCGCCGCAGTAGACGGGCTTCGTGTCGAGCACCTTGCTGACTACCGCGACCATCGCCTTGCGCTCTTCCTTTTGGATGTTGTAATTGACCTTCATGGTGACTACCTCCTTCATGTACTTTGGTCATTACATTCATCACTCACGTGGGAAGAATTAGCAAGCGGATTCTGTTGTATACACCAACTCTATCTCATCAAATAGATCTTATGCCCATCATTTCCCTGCCAAGGATACCGTCATGCGTTCGAGCATCTTGCCTGTCATCCAGATCGCCCCGTCGATAACAAGCGGCAGGAAGATGCGGTCACGGAATCTGCACCATCCCGTCTCCTTCTCTGCACTCTCGCGAAGTGCCGCCGTGTACGCCGCCGACACCTCACGCGCTGCGGGAAGCCCCTTCTCGTGCATCCAGAGGACGGTCGCTTCCTTCGCTTCCGTCCGTACAAAATCCCCCACATGATTCTTCAGTTCGTTTTGAATGTGTTCCAGTTTCATCTTCAACACGCTCCTTCATAGTCCGTTACCCCACGCGCAATGGCGCGGGCAAATTCATCCTGCCGGCTGCGGAGCAACTGCGCATCGCCCGCATGGTCGATAAACGCAAGCTCCACAAGCACTGCGACCGCATCAGTGTTGCTCAGAACATACAGACCGTTGACACCGGGCTTTGCGCCCTTTGTGCCGCGATCCGTAGTTCCGAGTGATGTGACAATCTGGTTCTGAATGCAGTTTGCCAGTGTCTCCCCTGCGCCGCTTCCGTAGAAGTGCCAGACCTCTGTCCCGTTCGCACTGCCGTTACAAGCGTTGCAGTGAACAGAGATAAACACATCGGCATCCGCACGATTGGAAGCCGAGACGACTTCGTGTAGGCTGTCGGATTGCAAAGTGCCAACTACCTCTACACCTGCTGCAGCGAGATAGCCCGCAACAAGGTCAGCGACGTTCTTTGCCACATCACACTCGCGCAGTCCGTAGCCGCACGCACCGGGGTCTGGATTGCCATCCGGTGCATGACCCGGATTCAAAAACACACGCATCAAGATTTCTCCTTCGATTTCGGCACGTCCGCATACGGAATGCGCTCACCGTCACGTTCCAAAAACACATCTTCGGCATTCCCGTCTTTGCTCTGAATGTACCTCTCAACAGCGACATCCACGAACTTCGGCTCAAGTTCCACGCCATAGCAGATACGGTTCAACTGCTCACAGGCGATGAGCGTTGATGCAGAACCAAGGAAGCCGTCGAGAACGATGCCGTTCGTCTGCGTACACTGCTTGATGAGATACGCGATAAGCGGCACGGGCTTCGAGGACGGATGTCCGCAGCCGTCCTTCTTCGAGTCCTTGATACGGTCAAATGCAAAGACAGTGGTCTGCTTCTGATCGCCGTACCACCTGTGCCGTCCGTCCTTCCTCCATCCCCAGATAATTGGCTCGTGGATGTACTTCCAGTCCGTGCGCGTAAGAACCAGTCGGTCTTTCTTCCAAACCAAGCCCGCGCCAACTTTAAAGCCCGCATCCTCATAAGCGTCATGAAAGATGCGGGCTTTTGCTGTTGCGTAGAAAACGTAGATGGAAGCGTCTGTCGCCATTGCCGAGTGGAAGGCGGTAAAGGCAGATTTGAGGAACTCGTAGGCGTCCTTGTCATTCAGATCGTCGTTCTTTATTTTCCCGGAGGAACTTTCCAGAGCCACAAAATACGGCGGGTCCGTGCAGACGAGATTGACCTTCTCGCCGCCAAGCAGACGCTCGTATGTCTCCGGGAGAGTGGAATCTCCGCAGATGACACGGTGCTTGCCGAGATGCCAGACATCTCCTGTTTTGGCAACGCAGGGCTTTGCCAACTCTGCGTCCACGTCGAAGTCATCTTCCTGCGCCTCCCCACCATCCAAGGAGAGCAGGTCAGCAATCTCGGACTCATCGAAGCCCGTGAGAGATACATCGAAGTCCATACCCTGCAAGGCTTCCATCTCGACGCGCAGCATATCTTCATCCCATCCTGCATCGAGTGCGAAACGGTTGTCTGCGAGGATGTACGCTTTCTTTTGCGCTTCCGTCAGATGGTCGACGAATACGCACGGCACATTCTCCATACCCTCCGCCCGTGCCGCCGCAACACGCCCATGCCCTGCGAGAATGCCGTAGTCCTTGTCGATGATGACGGGACTCACGAATCCGAACTCCCGCAGACTTCCGCGCAGCTTGTTGATCTGCTCCGGCGAGTGTGTCCGTGCATTGTTGGCATACGGAACGAGTCTCTCGATTGGAACGAGCTTCATCTCCGATGTTGTTTTGTTCAAATGACTTCCCTCCTTACTTCCTCGAGCGCAGCAGCTGCTCCATCCGATCCTCTTGCGGAGAGCCGACGAATGTAGTCGTGCAATTCTGCTTTACGATGTCAAATATCTCATACCAGAGCAGATTGGACTGCTTCTGGAATGCCTGTCCCATCTGGACAAAGGGGCTTGCAATCGCTCCGCCTGTGGTCGGATGTTTGCCAATGAGCCCGTATTGACTCATTGCTTCCTCACACTGAATGAAGCGGGCAAATGCCTGCGCGTAGCTTTCAATCAGGCGAGGATTCACGAGACGCTCACAGCCGCGCTCCTTGAGCCACAGCCACGTCTCGCGGAAAATCTCGTCTGCACCGAGCGGTTTTCCGTTCCTCTGCCGTGCCGACAGGAACTCGCTCGGGGTCGGCATCTCCTCGCCGTAGAGGTCGGCGGCATCCACAAGATCTGTGCCGTCCAGTTCCGTCATGGGGAACTCCATGATGTGCGCCGTTCGCCCGCCTGCAATTTTGTCTGCCAGTGCTTCGGGTTTGTCTCCCGCCCGGATGCGCCGTCCGCCGCGATTTGTACCGTCACGCGCCATCTTATCGCCCCCTTCCTTTAATACCCCGTTTGAACCGATGTTTTTGTGCGTACGCCCCCTCCCCGGTCCAGTAACGGCGCGGTTTTAGAGATTTGACCGCCCCCTAGGGGATCTAGCGGTCGCCACTGCAACGCTGATGAATCCGCTCATGACAAGACACGCAGAGCGACATCAAATTGCTCTCCTCATGTGTGCCGCCGTCCGAGAGTGGACGTATGTGATGCACGAGTGTCGCAAGGACGTATCTGCCCTGCTCTTTACACATCTCACAGAGCGGATGCCCCGCCAAGTGTCTATCTCGAATCCTGCGCCATACGCTACCATACCTCTCGTGCTGATCGTAGCCACGGGAAAAATGCTCGTAATGTCGCTGCACGACTTTCTCATGCGTCTCACAGTAACAGCTTTTTCTGTCTGTGAGGTTCGGACAGCCTGTCATACGGCAGGGGCGCTTCGGCTTTCTCGGCATCGCTTCACCTCCATCTCGGCATGAAAAAACCTCCGCAGGGATTGCTCCCATTGGAGGCTGTCGCTTACACTTTTCTATGATATAGATTACCATGTCAAGCGTGTGACACGCAATGTGACAAGTAGTGCCAACAGATACCATTCGAGTGACACGGTGTGTCAATTTTCGAGATTTTTTATGATTTTTTTGTGAAGACGATGGACGGAGCGCAGACTGCAATCCATCTCCTCGGCGATTTGCGCCCATGATTTTCCCATTACGTAACGACTACGCAGAAGACACTGCCATTGTGGATTGCGGACTCTGCCGATAAAACCGCTGATTTCCATCTTCACGCTTACCAATCGGTCGATATCTGCATCCAGTTCCTTTTCCTTCTCCACGATGCGCTCTACCCACTTGGTATAGGAGGCCTCCTCCGGTGCGCTGCGGCTGACGTGCTCCTCCAAGCAGCCGGCGCTGATGCTCTCGGCAAGTCTGCGGAATTGATTCACTTCCTCCATCTTGGAGTGAATCAGCTGATCCAATTGTAACGCCCGCCCCAAATATTCTTTTACAGCCATCTCAATCATCCTCCAAATCTTTCTTGATCTGCTCAAAAAGCCGATGTCCGTCAATCGATGTCAGTTGCGTAAACCACTTGGAGTGGAAGAACCGCACCGTCTCTGCAACCATCTGCTCGCTCTCCCGAATGGAATCCAACAGGCGCTCTTCCCTGCTCTTTTTCTCTTTCCCGACGGGGAGACGCCCTTTCTTATGCTCCTCGCGCAGTTTTTTCTTTTTAGCAAGCCGCGCCGCGACACGATCCTCCAGTTCCTTTGTGCGAGGGTTCTTTTTGAGGAACTTTGCGGCTTTCCGATAGTCGTCGGCGGCCTGCGTTATGATAGCGTTTGCCAGAACTTCGTATGCATCCACAGGATCATCTCCCCTCTTCCAACACAGCCTTGACATCAGCCACAGAACGAACCACTGCGGCTATACCGCCGACCGCATTGATCTTTCGTATGGTCGCTTCTTGCAGTGCCGTAGGCTTGCCGCGCTCGGTCTTGACCTCAAATCCGTAAAATTTACCGCCAATACAGGCGATGATGTCCGGGATTCCCGCCGTTCCGTACAGCCCTCCATGAGCCTTCCAGCAGAAGCAGTCCGGGCGGGATTTCAAGTACGTCAGAATGGATTTCACGATTGACGATTCTTTCATGTGTTCCACCACTTTCCTTTATTTTCAAGGGTTGGAACACATAGAACACGAGAAAAGCGATTACTATATACATTTTCTATAAAAAATAAATGGGTGGTATTTTTTATAATATATATAGAAATAGGGCTTTTCGTGTTCCACGTGTTCCGAACCGTTCCTTTTCCGTTCATAAAAATCCTTTCGAAACCTTGTCACGCAAGGATTTCCCCGAGTTTGATGCCGACGAGAACACGTCGCTTGGCAATACGGTCAATCTTCCGCTCCAAATGGGGAAAGGCGGTCATGATCTGCTGCACAAAGGTTTTCTGCGAGTAAGGTTTAAGACCGCACTCCTCGCAGTAGCCTTTGTAAGCACTCCACAGCTCCGTAGATCCAACGCAGCCGTCTCCTTCCGACAGAACGATGCAGTGCTCCTTGACGAAGGACAGCACCGAGTCGGATTCTTCCCGGTATTGCTGAAGCTCCGTCCGGTTCTTTTCCGTCTCGGAGAATACATAGTGATTTCCCATAAGCCGCCGCAGACCTTGGAGGGCAAAGAGAAAAATCCCGTCCGCCTCGGCGCGGAACTTCTCCAAAAGCTCCGGGTCGCGCTTTTCCTTTGGCACAGAATGATTGAACCGCACGATGATAAGCCGGCGATAAAATCCCTCGGACTTGTCCCCATAGTTCTTGGGTATGCTGTTGCAGGAAAACAGCAGCCGCGCCGTAGATTGGAAGGAAAACGGATTCTTGTTTTTCTTTTCCACGGTCAGATAGTCCTCGCCCACCAGTGCCTTGAAAATGCCGTTGTCGTCGATGTTCTTCGTGGGGAGGTCGGCGAAAATGTTTGCCAATTTCCCAAACAGCTCCGCCGTTTTGAACCGCTCGTTCAGCGCCTGCCACGACACATTGGACACATTCTGCTTGCCGAGGAGGACGTCATTCAGGACACGCAGGAGGACGGACTTTCCGGCGCTCGCAACACCCACGATGACAAAACATTTCTGGGCAGAATTCACCGGAATGAGAAAGTAGCCCAACATCTCCTGCAAGAGTGCCACCTGTGCCATATCGCCGCCCATGGATTCGGCAAGAAACTGCTTGAAACGGGGACAGTCCGCTCCCTTGTCATAGGCGACATTCAGCTGCACCGTGGAGCAATAATCCGGGGTATGCACAGATAGGGTATCCTCCAACACGTTATAGAGACCGTTTTTCACGTTGATGATAAAGGAATTTGCATTGAGTTCCCGCACATCCCGCTGCACAAGCAGCCGCCACTGTTTTTCGGCATCAACGATATGGCGCATCCGCGACTCACGGAGCAGGAGTTTTTCCTGCACCATCCGCTGGGCTTCCATCTCGGGCATTTCATGATAGACGCCCGCCCGATAGCAGAAATGTTGCTCCGCTGCATAGAACACCTGCTGCGCTCCCGCCATTTCCTTTGCCAGGACGCCCGGCAGGAAACGTAGCCCGCTCTTGGTCGGCTCGTACCAGTCCGGCACGAAGCTTCCCGCTTGAGCGCGTTTTGCTTCCTTGCCGGATTGATATTGACGGCTGACTTCTTTGTACGCCGCATTCAGCGATTTCAAGAAGTTCGCACGGAGTTTGAAGTGCTCGCGAATTTCGGCGTTGATCATCACATCGGCGACGACGACGTCCTGATTGTAGAGATAGTCCGTCACAAAGTCCTTTGCCGCCTGCAAGTCCTTCAGCGTGTCCCCGGTTACGGGAATTTCTGCCAAAACGGCCATCAAAGCGTCCGTATTCAGGGGCTGAAAACATAGTGCTGCCGGAGACTTCACCGAACACACTCCTGCGAGAAATTTGGGACACTTGAATCCCTTCTCGAAGATAACCTTGCAGGTGATTGGCTTTGTACCGCTCTCCAAGAAGTGATTGATTTTCTTCTGCGTACCGTTCTCGCTGTACCCCGGGTACGGCGCGGAAAGAGCATGAATCAGCGCCGTCCCGCCGTCAAAGGGCGCAAGGTTCGTAATCATGGCATACCAGTCATGCTCGGAAAGGTTCGCCGCATCATCCCGGCAATGCTTCAAAAAATCGCAGGAGCGCATGACAATGTCCAGTCCCCGGTCATTGCCGGACTTCTTCTCTACCGTCTGCTCATCCATCTCCGGCAATGCATCGGACAACTGATCCTGTGTGTATTTCCGTTCCGGGTGAAAGCTGATGCACTCCACGCTGACCGGCTCTTTCTTGCAGTGAAGGAAACCGGGAAGGCGCATGACGCGGGATTCGTTGACACAGACCGGATCGCCGTCAAACTGCTTCACCAGCTGTTGCTGGATCGTGCGAAAACGCTCCACCCGTGCCGTGCCGTCCATAAAGTAGTAGACGTGCAGGGATTTTCTGGTCTTTATCACCATCGACGGCGGCAAAGGGAATGCGTCAATCTTTGCTTGCTGCTCCTCGAAAGTGCCGTCGTCCATCTCGAAAAACTGGGCGTTGATGCGGGTGATTGCCCCATCGTCGTGACCGCCGTAGTTCACCACGAAGAAAACGCCGCGATTCTGCGCGTTGTGCTTTTTGAGCGTTTCCTCGATGCCCATGTATTTCCCGCACTCACATTCCAGTTTTGCTCCGTGGAACACGCCGTCCTTCCTGTCCTCAAAGACACGGAAGCAAACGGTTTCAGCGGGATTGAACAGGCAGCCGAGGACATCCATCGCCGTGACGTTCATATCAACACTCTCCCATATCCGGCTGCCGTACAGGAATCCCCAGTCGCTTGGCTTCCTCGATTTCCCTCTTCATGCCGGAGGAAATTTCGCCGTTTTCCGTAAAGATCCATACCTCGTCACACAGCGCAAGAAGGGCAAGCCCGAACATCAAGCCCATTTCCCGTTCATGCGGGGAGCTGTCATTCAAAATCTGCGGATAGAGAAGATGGCTCGCCACGGGCATATTCCCCCGACCTATGACATAACGGCAGAACCGGACGGCATTCTCTTTGTTGGTCGCGACGTCTCCGGCGTACTTTGACACCACGTAAATCTTCCTGCGATTCTTGGCGGCAAAGCGCCGCCGCTGTCTCTGTTTATACTCCTTCAGCACCCGGCTCATGGCCGTCCCTGCCGTAGGGTCTGGATAGCCCTCAGTGTTTTTGAACATAATCACACCTCCAGTTCCTCCATAGCGCCAAAGTTTTCTCCGGCAGAGGCTTTGGCGATAAGAGGCAAGTCAAATTCCGGGAAAGGCTGTTCTTCCATGCACGCACGGATAAACGCTACCGCCTCATCGAGCCGTCCGGCAGGGATAATGAAGGTCAATTCGTCATGAATCTGCAGGATCGGCTTCAGCCAGGGTCTGTCCGGCAATCCCTTTAAGATGCGGACAATCGCCAGCTTCAAAATATCGGCCGCCGTCCCTTGGATGGGAGTGTTCAGAGCGCAGCGCTCTGCAAAGGACTTCCTTGCCCATTCCTTGCTGCGGATATCGGGAAGGTAACGCCTGCGTCCGAGCCATGTCTCCGAATACAGCCTGCGCGCGGCCTGTACTTTCGTCTCTTCCTGCCACGTGGAAAGTTCACGATACCCGGCTTTGAGGTTGGCAATGACGGACTCGCATTCCGGGAGCGTCTTTTCCACCCCCGCTTTGAACTTGAGGGTATTCTGCAGCCCGCGGGGGAACAGTCCGTAGAAGGTGCCGAAGTTGACATTTTTGGCGATGGTGCGCCGCTCCTTGTAGTCGGCTCGATGCTTATCTTGGGCTTCCTCATCGGTCACGCCGAAAATGACGCAGGTCGTGGCGGCGTGAATATCGCCGCCCGCACGGTAGGTCTCCATCATGCGCTCATCCCGGCAGTAGAACGCACCGACACGCAATTCGATCTGTGAAAAATCCAAGGATAAAATCAGGTGACCGCTCGGTGCTTTGATAAAGTTCCGAACGCCGATGGGATCATTGGACTTTCTCGGCATATTCTGGCAGTTCGGCTTTCGGCAGTTCATTCTGCCCGTATCCGTGGAAAGAGCGAAAATGTCGGGATGCAACCTTTTGGTCACGGGGTTGAGGAATTTCAAGTAACCGTCGATGTAGGTGGACTGTATCTTTCCCCACCTCCGATATTCCTGCACCAGCTTGAAGAGCGGCACGAGTTCCGGCTTATGTTCCTCGCACCATTCACCGAGGAGAACCATCGCCATATCGTCCAGAGCGGCTTGGGATTTGTTGGTAACCTTGAGGACGGGCAGCCCTTGACTCTCGAAGAGATATTTCTTGAAATCGGCGGTTGAGCAGTTGGCTCCGATGTTCACATCCCCAATGAGAAACGTGATTTCCTGCCGAATCCGCTCCATCTCCATTTCCGATTCGGCTTTTCGCTTCTGCATCAGAGATTGGTCAATGGGTACGCCGTTGTTTTTCATCACTCCCAAGTAAATAGCCGTGGGAGATTCCATGTGTTCCACAATCCACCGATGACGGGGAAGATAACGGTCAAACCAGCCGTTGAACGTATGATAGAGACGCAGAGAAAAATCTGCGTCGGCTGCACCATAGCGGACAGTTTCTTTGTCCTGTGCGGGAAGTTCGTCAAAGTGTTTTCCCCCCGTCGTCTCGGCGAAGGTGGGAAGAGACTCTTCCAAGAGTTCTCCCGCTAAATGTTTCAGCCCGCTTTCATTCAGTCTGCGGAACTCATATGCAGATCTCGAGGTCATCTGTGCCGCCGCTATTGTGTCATAGACGGGCGGCTGTATCACGATGCCCCTCGCGTATGCCATCGAGGATTCAAAGGCGATGTTGTGGGCGACCTTGGTGATGTGGGGATTGGCAAGGAGATCGGCAAGAAACAAGAAAAACGCGGTTCGGTCAATATTTGCGCCAATTTTATGCGCAACAGGAACATAAATGCCCGTTCTCTCCGAAGCGGAGAAAGCGCAGCCGACAATATGCGCCCTTGCAGGATCAAGCGCGGCTTTCTCCTCAGCCCGATAGGCCTCGTCCGGTGCAGTTTCAAAGTCAAAAGCGATAATCTCTGCATCCCCCAAGTAATCACGAATGCCCTGAACCGTAGTCACGCATTTGTAAACTGTCGGTTTCATTTCACTCACCTCACTTACCGTAACGCCGAGGAATGGTATCCCCGGCGCATGGGCAGTACATATAGAACCTATTTCAAAGCCGGGATAATCTCGCCTGTCTCAGTGTCAACAAAGATTTCCTCATCCACCGGAATAAGGGCAGCCGTGGTGAGATTTTGGGCATACTCCCTCATCTGCTGAACATAGGGAGCGGTTGCCGCTTTTTCCCCGTCGGTGAGGTCACGTACACGCTGAAAGACGGCTTGAGAGAAATCGCGATTGGTCGCATTACTGTGTGCCTTCTTGAGAGATATTTTTACCACCATCTGATGCGGCAGCTTCATATGCTTGGCGAACCACAGCTTAACAAAGTCCTCAAACTTGCGGACAGAGCCGACGGGAAGGGAGAGCATCATGGGGAGCAGTTCACCTTCCTGCAAGATATACAGCATCTTGCGGTTCTGACACGCTTTTCCCTGCCCCTCCGTACCGCTGCCAAAACGGTTATGAGGACACTTGCGGCAGTCGCCGCCGGGGCTGCCGATACCTTGTCTGCCGTCAAAGGAGCCGCAATCCGGAGGATTGCTTCCGCCTTGATATGTCGTGGTGTAATAGGAAAAGGACGGATGGCTGTGGAGGATGATCCCCACAATCTCCGCTACCTGCTGTTCCTCCTCGCCATCGGCGGGAACAGTGAAAAACTTGGAAACGCCGGATGGCATCTTGATGCGATCCATGGAAAACTCCATGCCCACGCAACATTCCATCAATTCGCTCTTGAGATCGGTCAGTCGGGCAATATTGGAAAATCCGCCCGTCTCCACCGTTGCTACTTCGTTATTGGTCTTGGTTGTCATGATAAATTCCTCCAATCTTAACCTTTGCGGATATTGACATTGACTTCCTCGTGCGCGTTTACCACTGCCGCCAGCCAGTCGGGAAGATTGCCGTCATTAAGTGCCATCTGCTCTTTGCAGAAAGAGGACAGTGTCCGAACGTTCACATCTTCCTTGACGAGCGAACCGTACCCGGCTTTTTTGAGTGCAGCACACATCGCAGCTTTCTTCCCGGCCTGTGCCGAGGCATGAACGCCCGTATGCAAGTAGAACAGCTTTCCGCCTCGAGAAAACTTGGTGCATTCGGCCTCCACCATGCCGGAGGAGAGTTCCCTATCGAGCGTTTCAATCGCAGCGTTCAGTTCCTTGACGCAGCTCTCATGATCTTTCTTCTCCTCACGGCAGGCACGGAGTTTATCCGCCAAACTGAAAAGATGCGATATGTCCACGTTTTTCTTTTGTGTATCTTCCACTGAGATAACCTCCTATTCTGCATAGGGGTTGCGCCCCTTGCGGTAATCGTCCACGAGCAGTTTGGCAAGGTCGGCTTTATCTCGGAGTGCCTTCAGCACCTTGCGGTCAACCGTCCCCGCTGCTACGATGTAGATGTAATGGCAGTTCTCCTTTTGGGAGACACGGTGAATCCGTGCCTTCGCCTGCTCAAAATTGCTCATGCTGTAGTCCATGCTGAAAAACACCATCGTTGCGGCGGCGATCAGCGTTATGCCGAGTCCCGCTGCCGCGATCTGACCAACAAACACACGGCAAATCTTATCCTCCTGAAAGTGCCGTATTTCCTCTTCTCTGTTTTTGATGCCGCCACGGACGGAGGCGTAGCCGATGTTTTCTTGTCCAGCAGGTCTTGGATCGCATCAAGCTCCGCTACGAACCGCGCCATAATGACCAACTTTTTTCCATCCGACATCACCGTGTCGATGATGTCGGATAAGGCATCCAACTTGGCCGTACTGATGGGATGTGCGCTGCCGTCGTCGTCCGTGATAAATCCGCCCGTCAATTGCGAGAGCCGCAATAGTTTCGTCAGCACATTCACCGTCGAAACCTCGCCGCAAGCCAGTTCTGCGTAGGATTCCCGTTCCAAGTTTTTGTAGACTTTGACAGCCTTTTCCTCCAATGCAACAGAACGGACTTCTTCGGTGATCTCCGGCAAATCCAAGCACTCCGTTTTTGTTACCCGGTATGCAATGGCATGAAGCCGCTGCAGGAAATCATCTCGCATAGACTCTTTGAAAACGGGAACATACCCTCCGTAGCCCGCCATATCGAAAAAACAATTCCGAAAGGCGAAGAAGCTCGTGCCGAAAATCTCCTTGTTGAGAAAGCGATACTGACTGAACACGTCCAGTTCTTTATTGGTGATGACCGTCCCCGTCAGGAGCAGTTTGTACCGTGCAGCATCGCCCAAATGATGCATTGCCTTAGACTGCGCCGTGCGTCCCTCTTTGAGTTTGTGCGCCTCATCCGCTATGATGAGATCGGCATCGTAAGCCTTGAGCTCGTTCTCCAACCGCCATGCGCTTTCGTAGTTCACAACAACAATTTGGAGATGTTCCCCCTGGACGGCTGCCGTCAGCAGCTGCTCCTTCTTCTTGACACTTGTTCCTTTTAGGACAGTCACCGTATGGGGAAAATCTGCAAAGCGGGAAAATTCCTCTTCCCAAACACCGAGAATACTGAGCGGAGCTACCACAAGAACACGCTTGACTTTATCTGCCCTGCGCAAGGCTCCGGTGATGGCAACGCTGCATAGTGTTTTGCCGCAGCCCATTTCGAGGAGGAGTGCCGCACCACGGCTTTTGATACCCCCACCCTCCAGTCCGAACAGACGGCAAGCAAACTCGTAGGTTCTGACTTGGTGCTGATACGGCTTTGCCCGAATTGGCATGGTGGAGATTTTTATAAGCTCATCCAAATGTCTCTCTTCCTTTCCTCTGAGATGGGGATACGAAAAATATCCCCTCAATTCACAGGCAACAGATTTCCGTCAAAAATTAACCATCCGGCAAAATTTTTTTGAAGATAATTTCCTTCAACAACTTTTCCAGTTTCATGCGACGCTTTTGGATTGCCGGTACAGACACGCCCGCCAGCTTTGCAATCTCCGACTGAGTCATCTCCTCAATGTAATACTGCCAAAAAAGTTCCTGCAGACTCGTCTCCAAATAACTGACCGCTTCGTAGAGAAGCTCCTTCCTGACATCGCGCCGCTGCTCTTCCTCGTTACGATACGCTTCTTCAAGCAGCCTCGTGTTCTCCCGATACGAACCGTCGGATTCGTCCGTCAACTGATTGAACGACAGCACCCACTGAGACTTTTTCCTTAAACCAATGCTCAGTTCCATATCTGCCGTCTTATGATTGACCATCCCCGAAGTGCAGTTCTTGTGATTGTTGTAAACCTTGGCGTCATCAAGGCTATGCAGGAACTTGATATGGATGTCGGTCACTTGGGTTGCCGCATCGGGACGAAGCGTGATGACCAACTGTCCCTTGGCATCGTAATAGTTGTACGTATCACGCCGACTGGTGGGAGTCTTGCGGATTTTCTGTTTCATTTTCGTGTCCTTTCTGCCAATACGCAGGGCAAAGGACACGAACGAAAAAGGTCGGCTGCCTTTCGGTAGCCGACCCGCGCTGCCTAAATTACACATGGCGATAAAGGCTACCGTATATTGACACTCCCATCACCGGAGTGATGAAAAAGTGTCAATATTCGTATCCTTCGCCGTATTACGTAATTCAGGCGCAGATATTTTGTTGTCTTTATTTTCTAACAGGAAAGCTACCCCGATCCAGAGTAGCCAAAATCAGATAAAACTCAGTGGCATCACTTTCTCGTCCTTGACTTAGCCTGCGCCAAAGCACTCCCAGCCACTGATTTGGCAGCCTTGCTGTAGTTGCTGCTGCGAAGAATGCGGCTTGCAATTTGGGCTACGCGTGCACTGGTCTGTTTCTTATTTTCAGTCATCCGAATCACCTCCTCTCAATTGATATGGCATTAGTTTACATTGACGCGAAGCAGATTGACATGATTGAGACTTTACCAATACTTACTTTTTACTTACACTTTTCACGAGATAAAATAGTAAAAACATTTTAGAACTTGAAGATTTTTTTGTTTTCTCAAAAATCGCATTGATAATCGCAAAAAATTATAGTACACTAAAACTGTTGATTTTATCGACAGGAGGGATTACGCTTGAGCGTATGCTACAACTATGACGGTTTATGGAAATTGCTTATAGACAGAAAGATGAAACGAAAGGATTTAGCCGATATGACGCACATAACCTCAGCCACGATGGCAAAAATGAGCAAAGAAAAGCCTGTCAGCATGGAAATCATAGGTCGAATATGTGAGGCACTTGATTGTCAGATAGGCGATATTGTGGAGGTCGTAAAAACAGAGCAATGATTTTAGTTGTGGGGAGATGATGGGATGATACTGTGTTACGGTGTGTTATTGAAGATATTGGTTCTCTGCAAAGCGGCAAATGAGACACAAAAAAATATTAACGGGACATTACTGATGTCCGTTAATAACACCTATGATGTCCGTACCGATGACCATCTCGCCTCCACTTTAATTAGATGCAAGAAAAACCTTACCGAAAATGTTACGAATAAAAAATTCTACGAAAGATCGAGCAAGATGACTTGATAAAATATTTTGAGCGTGAGGTTCGCCCGCTAATCAACCCGGAAAAAGAAAATATCGTTCTTCGAGCATTGCAAAATATCATCATCAGTTCCGATTTTAAGTCACGATATGTGGGGAAATTAGGTCGAAAACAGATATTGAAAGAAGAAAACCTCGCCCCTTTCTTGGCGAATGTTTTTCTTTACACATTGGCTGTTCCTAATAACGTCAAAGAAGGCGAAGATTTTGCACGCTCATTAAATGAGGAAACACTCTCTAGTCTTGCATCTAATACTGTTAAAAGTTCGAGTTATGTACCAATAAGTGAACCGCAGATTTTGCCGGAACAGTTACTCCTCCCCCTTTTGATGGGTGGAAGATGTTTGTCTTGCGGAAAATCCTTAATCCAACGAGATAATGAAGGTGAGTTCTTCCAATCACAGCAAGTAGTGGAATTGACTACCACATCTAACGGGCAAGTGGTGGAAATTTCTTTATGCCCAAACTGTGCGACAAAGTATTCGCAATTAAACCAGAAACAGAAAAATGAATTGATCCGTGCTTTTTTTCAAGCCAAGAAAACGGCACAAATTCCGTTTTATATCACCGATAATGAGAAAACCAATAATTTGATTGCAATGACGATAAAAACCTTGCATGATTCAAATCGATTAAGCGACACACCTCAAAAATATGATCCATCCGAGGTGGAGGAGAAAATTAAAAACGCCATTATCCAGGACAAGATCAGTTCGTACGTGGCAAATCATTATTACTATGTAAATGACATACTCAATAACATGGCAACGGCGAATATGATAACCGCCACAAAAATGGGAAAGGTAATGCGTCGCTTGTATGAAGACGTAGAAGAAAGTTTGAATTGCAAGGGAACCGACATCCCCATGCAGGAAGCAGTTTTTGAGGGCATGGTTACCGAAGTTCACGCCCGAAGCCACCAATTAAGCCGTACTGTTTGCGAATGGCTGATTGCCTATTTCATCCAAGGATGTGCTATCTTCGATGCGATTTCCAAGTAA